TTTCCATGGTTCTTTGCTAGCCTCTCCTTACGGGGAGGCTTTTTATTGTGAACATTGCACAGCTCCGGGAAGTTGTTACTGAACTACTTTCTGCATCGCCAAATTTAATTGGCACTTATACATTGCCAAATAATTCAACGCTTCCTGCTGTGTATGTAACGGGCAGGCAAAGCGTGCCTAATGAATGGAAAGTGAAAGGGCTGGAAGTGACCATGAGAGAGTTTCCTATTTTGAATCCCGGTTCTCCATTGGGAGGGACAGTGAAAGTTAGTCAAGTGTGGGAAGTAATTTTGACTCAATTTACGCCTAGTAGCAATACGCTTGCCACTGCAATGGACAGAATGGTTAGGAGATTTCCAGACTCTACGCCACGCTATTTCCAAGGTGATGACATCGCTTATGAGCGTTGTCGTTTTTTAATCCCTGATCTTATTCTTCGTTCTCTTATTGCATCATGAGCGCAACTATTGTTGGAGGAAGCCTGAACAATCCAGAGCGTTTGGTTCAAAAGCTAGAACAGGCTTTTGAAACCTGGGCTCGCTTTGAAGTGAATGATTATTTTCGCGATCAATTCTTGGAGGATAAGTGGGACTATCCTGGAGAGACGCAAAGAAAAAGCGGAGAACTAGCTGGGACTTCCCGTAATATTTTTGACTTGGGCGAACTTTATCGTAGTGGCAGGGATAGTTTTGATACGGAAAAAACTGCGAATGGCATTAGTGCTTCGTGGAACTGGGATGCAAAAAATAGCTCTGGAAGAGGCTATGCCTGGTATGTTCATGAAGGGCCACGCTTGTTTGATGGTAATACCAATTTGGCTCCCAGGCAATGGACTGACATCTTCCAGCAGCGCGATCTCTTTGCTAGTAGCAAGGTAAGCAAGGAGCTAAGATCACGGATACGAGCGGCATTTAAGCAGTGAAGATTGATTACCTATGGAGCGAAGACAATTCAGTGCATGCCATTAACTGTGAGCTTGAAGGGGCTGCGTTAGAAGCTGGCATCTTATGTCTTATTTCCTGTCGTGAAGAGACACTTAGAATAAGCAACGAAAATCATTCAATGTTGGTTGAAGTGCCTAAGGAATTTCGCTCTAGCAGCGAAAGAGTGAAGGTGTTCAACGCATTGCTAAACGTTCTTGATCATGAGCAAATACAGCTTCCTTCTGCAGACTAAAGCTGAAGAATATTTTGAGCTTCTGCCTGGCGTGCGCCTTAAGAAATACGGTGGTTGGCTTGTAGCCGAGGCTATTGAGCAAGAAGAAATTAGCAAGCTTCAAAGTCAGGCTACCATTCGCGCCGTACAACTTGCCAAGAAAATTGCAAAAGATAAGGACATCCAACTAGACGAAGCTTTTGGCTTGTTGCAAGGTGGTGGTGGTTCTATCACTGAAGCTGAGTTGCTTTCCGAATACACGGAAGAAACGCTCAGCATGATTACCAGCGGCTCTTCAGTGGAGAGCACTAATGCTCGCATGGTCACTGCTTTCATTCGCTCTCGTGGTCAGGGGATGATTGATGGCGAATGGCAAGATCTTGCTGATTGGGAACTGGAAGACACTAAAAATCTACCACGTAAAGCCATTGCAAAAGTAGTTGAGTTTATTGCTGAAGAGCAAAATGCGGAAACGCAGGAGGCTGCAGCAGCAAAAAAAGCGACGAGGAGGAATTCTCCTCAGTAGCAGAAATGCTGGAGGCGCGAGCGCGTAGCCAGTTAAAAAATCTTACTGATTGGAATGAGCTTTATTTTAGGCTTTCCACTTCAGACTTCAAAGATAGGCGATGGCATGCTGATCAATTTGGTCGGCAGCCATTGTCTGATATTAAGCGTGCATTGAAATATCTTGATAAGCATGATGTAGCAAAGCATAATGTGCAAAGCGTTGCTACGGCTAAGCTTGGCACGATGGTCGCCGGAATGATGGGTGGGAAGAAAAGTAAGATTAAGCCGGAAGATTTCTTGCCATTTGACACCAAGGCATTAAAACGCGATAGTAGCATTAGTGACGAAAGCTTGATTGTTTTCCAGCGCCTAATGAAGACAAGGAAGATAGATGGAAGAGTGATCGCTTTATTGGCTGATGATTTAAAAGCCTTTTCTGGGCGTAATCAAGAGCAATGATTATAGAATAAAGGGACTGTGATAAGAAAGTAAGATGGCAGCTCAAGACGCCGAATTGAAGCTGAAGGTAAGTCTTGACCTGGCATTTTTTAGGCAACAATTAGCGGGGCTTGGTGCTGCCACTGCTGGCACTCCGTTGAAAGTGCAAGTTGAATTTGATAGGCGTAGTGTACAAAATGAGCTAAATGCGCTTCAGGCAAATATTAGGCGCAGAAATTATCGCCTCAACATTGAAACCAACTTATCCGCTGAAATTGCTAAAGCAGACACTCTTGCCCGCAAGCTTACGGAGTTGAGCGGGAAGATTAAACCCGCCGCTGTTTCTGGCGCCTCTAGCGGGAAACGAGCAATTGCAGACATCGAAGAAGTATTGCGTGGTGGCTTAACTGGCAAAGCTTTTGGTATTCAGCAAGCGCAAGAAAATATTGCACGCCAAGCAATCTTGTCTCGACTTGAAAAAAAATCACTAAGCGCTGGCGGCTATAACGTTAAAGGATTAGAGAAAATTATTCGTGATCTGGGTGGTACTCCAACAGGCGGCAGAACGGACTTGGTGGCCCAGGCCAAAAAGCTAGTAGAAGAGGCGGATGGCGTCTCCGATGCTGTTTTCAATAATTTAAAAGACTTGCAAATGAAGCTTCGCCCTATTCGCGGTCAAGCTCAAACCAGTGCTCCGCGTTCCATGCCCAATCTCAATGAGATGCTGGACCGCATGGCCAACTTGACCAGTAATCCAAGAGCAGCGCAGCGCATGTTGCGCATGATGCCAGAAAGTCGGATTACAACTGATTTGATTGGAGCTGCTAACCGTCAAGCTGCATTCCAGCAGCAATTCCCAGAAGGCTTTAGTCTACCTGGATTCAATGCACCCAAAGCATTTGATCCACTGTTGAAAGCAATTGCCAAAGATTTTACTGATTACGCAAAAAGTGTAAATATTTCCGATCCATGGGTGGGTCAAATCGGTAATGGAATTGCAGGAATTGTTGCGAAAGCAGCGACTAGCCCTCAGGCCCAAAAACTATTGCCAGCAGCGGGACAAACTTCCGCCACTCGTTTTAACCCAAATATTACCAGACCTATTTTCGCTGCAGCACAAGCTGCTCAAGCTGGTGGTGGACAAAGATTTTCCTTTGCCAATCGCATTGGTTCTCTTGGTCAGTTTCCGATGGCAGGAATGATGGGGCCATCCACTCCATTGTCTATCAATGCTCGCACAAGCATGTTTGGTGGTGGTGGCATGCAACCACCTGGAGGTGGAGGAGGTGGAGGTGCAGGTGGCTTTGGCGGCTTTGGGCGTGCGTTAGGAGGCGTTCCAAATCTCCCTGGTTCTGGAATTATTCGTGAACTTGGCAGTGAGTTTGCTTTTGCGGCTAAACAAGTTGTTCTGTTCGGCCAAGCTTATAAATTACTTGCATTTATTCAAGATTTTCCCGCTCAAATTGGAGCGGCGGTTGGACAACTGCAAAGCTTTAGAAACACACTAAATACCATTGCCCCTACAGCCGAAGAGGTTCGTGCTTCAAACGAGCTGATTCTTGATTTAATGAATCGTTACAACGTTCCGCTGCAATCGGCACGGGATGGCTTCACAAAACTTTATGCTTCCATGGCTCCTGCCGGTTTTAGTGGAGATGAAATTAGGGAGCTTTTTACCGGTATTACAAAAGCTGCCGCCACATTTGGAATGAGCGCGGATAAGGTTGATCGCGTGAATTATGCCTTTGCTCAGATGGCGAGCAAAGGCCAGGTGATGAGTGAAGAGCTTAAAGGACAGTTGGGCGATGTGCTACCTGGCGCTATGGCTTTATTTGCTGAGGCTGCTGGATTTGAAGGACCGAAAGCTATTCAAGATTTCTCTGCTGCATTGGAAGACGGAGCGTACAAAGGAGAGGCAATGGTTGCATTGCTTAAGAATGTTGGGATTGTCATGAATAAAGAATTTGGCCCTGGCGCTGAAGGTGCAGCGCGTACATTCCAGGGTGTTATCAATCGGATGCAAAACTCAATGATTCTTCTTTATGAGAGCTTTGAGCCTGTTGCAGTGGGATTCCTTAATACTGTTGTTGCGCCAATGACTGATGGTATTAAACAGTTATCAGACGGTCTAAATGCGTTCTTTACCGGCGCTGCAGCAAAGACCGCTGGTGGATTTGCCATTTCGCAAGAACTAGAAAAACTTCGTCCTGCATTTATTGGAATAAAAGAAAATGCGACCGCTTTAACGCTTCAGTTGGGTGATTTTGCGAAAGTTGCGTTAGAAGTAGGGAAGATTTTATTGCAGATTGCTGGTAATCCAATTGTTGGTTATCTTGCGCGACTTTATGCAATTGCTCTGCCAATCAATATTGCCCTTAATGCAATGCGAGGGTTATGGGCCGCAAATGCAGTGCAATTGCTAATCTTCAATACCCGAGTAGCAACTGGAACAAGTACTCTTACTGCTTTCCGGGGCATGATGGCGGCAACTGGCGCTACGGCACAAGCAACAGCCGCTTCAATAAGAACTGCTGGCATTACATTGCGCAGCTTCTTTGCCACCACCGGAGTGGGGTTGGTTGTCGTTGGAATCAGCATGTTGATTGAGAAATTTTTGTCAATGAATCAAGCGTTAGAAGATACTAAAAACAAAGCTCTTGGGGCGGCTCAGGCCATTCGCTCTATGTCGCAAACGGAAGCAAGAATGGCGGAGCAACAAGCACAGACTGCCTACCAAACAATTGGCGTTCTTGCCGGTCGAAAAGGGCAACAACAACCAGGAGGAGATAGGTTAGTTCCAGTCAGTGAAAGAGAATTAAAACAGCTTCAATCTCTTGGTGCCATTAGAGAACAACGCGATCCGAGCGGTCAAATTTACGTGCGGAGAAGCGAAGCATTATCGCTTGCGTCCCAAGCTCAACGTCTTCAAACTGAAGCTGCTTTTAGGCAGCGACAAATTAAATTTGATGAGCAGCAGGCGAATATGCCTGCTGTACTCGGCGCGATTCCGCCTGGCGAAGAAGATGGAAAAACAAAGAAAGGCAAAGAGCTTGACACGTATATTGCTGACGCCACCAAGCTGTTTGCTCAGCAAAAAGAGAATCTTCTTCTTGGCATTGAAGAGGAGATGTTACTCGGCAAAATTAGTGAAACAGAAGCGAAAAGAAGGCAATTGTTGATTGAAAAACTGTATGAGGAAAAAGCTGTACGGGAAGCATTGCGTATAGCTCAGCTCAAAGCAAATGAAGCCAATTTGAGCGCAGCAGACAAAGAGCTAAAGAAAGCAGACTTGAAAAAACAGTCTGATTTGGAGCTTGCAAATATTACCAAGAAATATGGCGTAGAAGTTTTGAAGGTGCAACTTGGACTAGAGGAACCGCTTAAGAATGCAATTGCTAATACGACTGCAGAAATGGACAAGCAGGCAATGGTACTTGCGCAGGTAGATGCTGGATTCACCGAGTTAAGTTATGACCAAAAGGCATATCTAGACGCGCTTGCTTTAACAAAAGATATGTCTGAAGCTGATCAAATTGCGCTACAAGATAAGATCTTGGAGCTGAGGCGATTGCGTGAAGAATATTACAAGAATGAAGAAGTGCTTAAGAAACGCCTCACTCTTCTTGAAGCGCAAACAGAGCTTGAATCAATTGGAACAGGCTTGATGTCTGGATACATTGGGCCTGCCGCTTCTCGATTTGAAAGCGCATTAATTGAATCTCGTGGTGATGTTGATTATGCCACTAAATTGGCAGACATTGAAACCAAGGCTATGCAAATGCGTAGCGTGTTTGAAGGTATTCAAGGCGCCATTGACGGAATCAGCGGCGCATTCGCCAGCATGATGACAGAAGGCGTGACAGCGCTTATTACTGGCACTGCCACTGCTAAAGAAGTGTTTGCAAGCTTCTTGCAAAGCGTGGCTCAGGCATTACAACAAGCTGCTGCTCAAATGATCGCCACTTACATTGCTATTGGTTTGGCAAGAATCTTTGCTGGACTTGGAAGTAAGGGCGCTGATCCGCTAAAAGGTGTTGGCGGTGCTGATTGGATGAAATATACAAGCGCAAAAGGATCTTATTTTGATGGGCCAACTGCATTTTTCGCTGATGGTGGTATTGTTTCCTCTCCCACCTTCTTTCAGTTTGCCGATGGCGGCAAAATCAACATGGGCTTAATGGGAGAAGCTGGTCCTGAAGCCATCATGCCTCTTAAGCGTGGCCCTGATGGTCGTCTTGGCATTTCAATGTACGATGCATCCCGCAAGGCAGTTGCCAACGCAGAAAGCAATGCAGGCATTTCTTCCATTGACTACGAAGATGAAGCCTCTATCGGCGCTTCTTCTTCTAGCAGGCAAGCATTATCCTCTAAAACCGCACAAGCCGCCCTTGCCACTCGCTTGCAAGTGATGGAGCAACGTTCTATTAGTGAAAAGCGTTCTGAACTCAGACAAATTCAAGAGATGGTGGCAGCACCAGCTAAAATCAACGTTGAATATCAATCGCAAGTGATCAATAACGTAGAATACGTTACACGCGATCAAGCAGAGCGCATGGCATCACAATCTGCATTGCGTGGTAGAGAGCTTGCTCTTGGCGCTCTTCAGAATAGCGTGAAGGCTCGTAAGCGTGTGGGGATGGGTTGATGTCTGTAGCAACAGTCAATTATCTTCAGTTTCGCAATCGTGAAACTTTTGCTGCAATCAGTCCGTTGTGGCAAAATTTCTACGTGGATCGTTCTAGCGACTTTCTTCCTTTTGGTTATGGACAAGGAGCTGGGCAAACAGCAGGCGAACGTTCCCAGGCAAATCTCGTGGTGCCAGTAAACACTATATCATTGAACTATGCCAAAGAAGCTGCCGATAATCGTTATCTCGCGGAAGTGACAACCAAAGAAATTAACATTAGTTCATTGTCTGAGGTGTCTACAATTTCTCGCGAACTATGGGTGGTGGGAAGTTTTAGTCATAACCAAGAAATGCTCACTTTTGTTTTACGTGGTCCCGGCGATGCCACTCGTCAAGGACCAGGCAGATTTTTGTCTCGTTCTTTGATTGGCAGCGTACCAAGTTCTGGCACTCTTGTTATCTCATGAATTGGCATAAGTGGATTGGTAAAAAGCACGTTACTGGAGCTGATCCAGAGTATGATGAAGGCTGTGATTGCCTTTTAATGGTAGTTCGCATTCGTGAAAGTCTTGGTTTGCCTGTTCCAAATTCAATGGATGTGGCAACAATGATTTTGCTTTCTAATGCAGAATCTTATAAAGACATTCATGCATTAATGGCGCCTCATCTTGTCATAGCAGAATCTCCTTGCGATGGTGCTTTCACTATTTTTGAAACACCAGATCATATTGGTACTGCTGTGATGATCGAAGGCGGGCTTTTGACTGTGAGTCACAAGCGTGGGGTTCGCTGGATTCCAGCAAACATGCTGCGTAAATTCACTTGGTACCATTGGAAATGACAGTTCCTCTTTTGCCCCAGGATCGTTATATTGCGGAGCTGCTGGGGCTTTCTGAAGAGGAAATGCGATGGTATAAGGCGGAAGTACAACGCCGAGCACTTGAAGGGCCTCAGCCAGCCGTTGTAGCGGGATTAGAAGCTGCAACTCTTGCGACAATCAGCTTGGTTTTGACGGCAGTCAGCGTTGGATTAACAATTATTTCAATGCTGCTGGTTCCACGCCCAGACATGGGGCAACGTGGACGCCTTACAACTCGCCAGCGTCAAGGCGATACTTTGCAAGTGCCATCAGCATTTGCACCCACTTACGGCTTTGAAGCTGTACAAGACGTTGCACCATTGGGCGATCCAATTCCATTGGTTTATACCAAGCGTGAATTCCTCAATGGGCAATGGTATGGCGGCACTCGCATCAGCACGCCATTGCTTTGGAGCCAAATCTGGTCACTCGGTGGCAATCAGATGCTGCGGGCGGTCTTGCTTGTTTCCGAAGGTGAAATTGGTACTATCCACCCTTATAGCTTTGCTATTGGCAACAACAGCCTCGGCGCCTATTCTTTTGACGGAAATCTCCAGCGGATTGCAATTTATTCCGTAAGCAATGGCGGACGCATGGCCATCGGAAATTATCTAGCTGGCTCTCAAAATGACATTGGCGCTCAAGGCGGATATTCCAGCGATATTTTCCGTGTTGACACTGGAATCAACAATCTGGCCACTCATTTTTGCGGTGCGTACAAGCCCAGTACGTCCACAAGTTTTGGCCTGTACTCTCCGATTGCGAATGGACTTGGCTACCGCATCAATCCAAGAATCAGACCTTTGCGTCAACTGCAGGCAAAAGAAGATAAATATGATGCCACGGATGACGCACAAGCGGTAGCAGAAGCTTGGAAGTACAAATACTGCTATAGCAGTAAATCTGGAATCATCTCTGCATCAAAGCCGGTCGGTATAGATGGTTTGGTTGCGTTAAGTGTAGGAGACACATTTGAGTACATGCTCAGCTCAAAATCTGATGCTGTGCGTAACCTGCGAAAGAATCCATCTATTTTTGTCAACCAAAGAAATAGCGATAACGAACTAGGCTCGATGGATGGTGAGGAAACACTTGTCAGTGTCGGTCAAGCTGTTGCTGGACGCCAAAAACAATACGATGCCGCATTGGAAGAAGGTGAGCTTTACAAAGTTGGCTCATGTCTCGCAATTTTAACTTCACGCAGCCCTGTGTTTATTAGTGAGGCTGATTACAGTCTCGACGCTTTAGAAGAAGGGGAAACAACAGAAGACGATCCTGGATCCCCTGGAGAAAGCGTCTTTTGTACTTTCAGGGTTGTGCGTGCTGGCACCGTGGGCGTCGCAGGGCAATATCTTGTTGATACCAGATTTTTTGATGTTCCAGCAGTAAACAAAATCTACCCCGCCGAGAATGGAGATGATCGTGCTTCCAAGCCTTGGCTGTACGACACGCCTGGCACAGATTATGCAGGCGGCGAAATAGGGGAGCGTTATTACACAGCATCCAGATTCCCTCAAATTTATCGCTGCGCCTTAGGAGGTATCACACTTAATCGACGCACTCGCTTTTTTGAAATTGGCATTCGCAGCACTGTTGCAATGCAAATTCAGGGTATGTGTAATTTTGCTGATGTACCAATAGAAATTCCTGAATTTACTTACGGAACGGTCACGGCGGTTTCAATCGTTTCTGGAAATACAGGAAGTTTGGTGAATGGCACGTTTTCTCCTGCTGTTTCTGGAGGAAGTGGTAGTGGCCTAACGCTGTCGATAACTGTTAGTAGTGGATTAATTACGTCTACAACAATTACTGCCGCAGGTAGCAACTACAAAACAGGGAATTCAGTTACTGTTGTTTTAAGCGTTAGCGGCGGCGGTACACGCACAATTACATATCGAATCAATAGCGTACAGGCAGTCCAAACTGGCACGCAGGAGGTGCCAGGATATCGCGCTGTCAACTGGAAAGCGGCTGACGCTTTGGACGGCGCAAGTATTGAAGATAATCTTACCAATGCAGTTTTTAGCTCTGGAACAGTTACATCCCCAGAAAAGCGTTACAGCTTTTTCCGCGTCTCGCTGCGTAGTGACCCAGATGTCAACGCTGCATTTACATCTACGGGAAACACTATTTTCTGCGTAGCCAGCGCGAAGGAAACCCCTGTATTTAACTACTTGCGTTTTGCTATGAACGGTGACGCAAGTTGGGAAGTACGCATCGAGCCGGTGTCTAGCTGGGAAGTGCGCTATGGAGGTTTTGAGATTGTCCAACTAAAAGCCGACCCTGGTGAGAGTTATGTAAGCGTGCCTTTCGCTGCGGGCACAGTAATTGCACAAGGCAGCTATTTAACTGGAGTGTCAACATCCGATTTGTTTGACATCCAAAACCTCCGCCCTAAGCGTGAAATCGGCTTGAGCTGGACTGAAGATCCAAATAATGACTACGGCTCAAACACGGATGGAACGTACATCGACTTTTATGCACGCGCCGCTGAGTTTTTTGTTTACGACGAAATCACGACGAGCTGCTCCTCTGGTCCTGAGCACGAAATCACTTACGTAAACGTAATACAACCGAACGATGAAGCCCCCGAGTACACAAATATGTGCCTTGTAGGTATTAACGTCAAGGCAACACGAGAGTGGTCACAGTTCTCCCAGTTTTCGGCATACGTCACCGAAGGCATCAAGGTGAATAGCTTGCTGGGTGGCTATGAAAGCACCCACTTGTTCCCCGAAATTTTGTATGACTTCATGACCAATACGCGCTACGGTCTAGGCAACGAAGTCAGCGCGGAACAGATTGATATTGCCTCGTTCACTGCTGCTGCCCAGTTCTGCCTGGATAATCGCTTCTTCTACGACGGTCCAAAGCTGAACAATGCGAACTGGCGTCAGTGGGCAGCCGATACTGCAGCAACGCACTGCCTGCTGTTGATCGAGCGCGGTGGAATCTTTTACTTGGAACAAGCGATTCCAGCGCAGCCTGAAATTCGTGGTCTGTTTACTGCGGGCAACTGCATCAGCATGGAACTGCGCATGGCGGAAGCCGAGCAGCGCCAGCCAGTATCGTTATCTGTGAAATACAGAACTGAACAGTACGGTGGGGCGGTGCCGTCTGTTAGCACAGACCCGTCATATGGTTTGTTCCCAGAACCGCAGGAACGTTTTGTATATCACACGTCTTGGGGCGAAGGCACCACTGAAAGCATCGATATGTCCGATTATTGCACCAGTGAAAACCACGCCATCAAAGCAGCGCGATACATCATTGGCGCCCGCAAGCTGTCTGATCATACAGTTAAGATTGCCACTACTTATGAAGCATTAACCAGTTCGCTGGCACCCGGCGATTTTATTAAGGTTGCTCTTGACTACACGCATTACAACCAATTTGTAAATGGTGCTGTTACTGCAGACGGCAAGCTTATTTCATCCACTTCACTTTCTGATGGTGCATATAGTGTTGTTTACTGGACGGGCGAGCAAGACACGCAAGTTATTGAAGGCACGTTAAATGTAAGCAATGGTGGCACCACTGCAAGCCCTGCTGGAATTGTTTTTACAGTTGTCACTTCCGAAATCCTCACTCGCACTTATCGCATTGATTCCATCCAACCAAGTGACGATGGCTACGAAATTGAAGCCGTTCATACGCCAATGCTCTCTAATGGTACGCTCCAGCTTTACGCTGAATGGAGCGATTCTTCTTATTGGACGGAGCTTTAATCATGACAGTATTTCCATCTATTACACCCACTTCCATGGATTTCACTGCGCCTGAATTTCCAGTGAAGACGAATTCTTCGTTGAGCGGCGTTATATCTCGACGACTATTCGGCAACAGGGGGTCACGTTCAGTGTTAAATATGACTTTTGATAATTTGACTGATGAAGTGGCCGTAGAATTTCTTGATGCGTGGAACGATGCCAAAGGCCAAATCGAAACTCTTGCCATTCCTTCCATTGTGTTTGATGGTGCTAATAGTGCATTGATTGCATATATTTCTGATGGCGGAGACAATTTAAATTGGCATTTTTCAAGCGCCCCCCAGATCAATCGCGTTTCGCCTGGGATTAGCAATGTTAGCATTACTCTTGAGGCAACTCGTGATTTTTAGCTAAACTAAATTAAAATTGGAGCGAAAGAGCCTTGGCAGTCTTAACTGGAAAAAATGGCGCCTTGCGTTGGAATGGAAGTACAATTGGCAAGGTTCGCTCGTGGTCGCTTTCTGTTAATAAAGATGCGCTTGAAACAACTAATCTCGGGCAAAATGATCGCACATATGTTGCTGGTCTTCGGGGAACGACGGGTACTGCAGAATTAATGTATGACCCTTCAGAAGGAGGCGCCGTGCAATTGCTTAATAGTATTTTCAGCAATGAAGATTCTGTTTCGCAATCAGTTGAATTTGTTCTTGATTCTGCTGGCGGTAAAACTTTAAGCTGCAGTGCCTTTTTAACAAGTGTATCACCCAGTGTTAGCGTTGCTGATATTCAAGTGTGTTCTATTTCATTCCAAGTATCTGGCTCACTTAGCGGTGGATTCTAAACATGGCTGTTCTTGGCAGAAATGGCATCGTCAGGCTTCGGCGCGATGCGCCTAGTCCAATTGTATTGCCCGTATCTTCTGCCAGGGCAGATATTGATGTATTGCTTGTTAGTAGTCAAGAATTCTGGAATGGAGATGAAGTAAGGATTTTCGCCCCAAGTGGACTGCCGCTATCAACAACGACATTGCCTGGTGGCGTTGGATGTTATTTCGGCTCTTTTTGGGAACTAGGATCAAACCGAACACATGTTACGGCAGAAGACGATGAATATTATGTCACGGGAGACAATAGCGTTTATTTTTATAATCAAGGCGTCCCCGTAAATACCGCAACGTATTATATTTATAGGGACAAACTTGACCGCGTAAGTTTTTATGATACGAGAGCAAAAGCGCTCAAGGGACTAGCTGCGGACAGAATTGACATTAGGCAATTAGATTTTCAGTATTTAGTTATTGCCGCTGCTGGCACTGAAGAATATGACAATGCACTAACTGAATGCATTGCTGCTGTTGGGGAATATAGGCTTAGTGATGTAACGGATGAAGTGACACTAGAAAGTATTTGTGATTTCCCTCCATTGTTTTTACAACCCGTTGCGGGCACGGCAGAATATGACGACGCCGAACTTTCCCCTCGTCGATGGGTGAATGGATTCCCGTGGATTGTGCAAGGACTTGTTGAGGAATGGAGCATTGAGCTGGATGCATCAAGCATTAATACCACTTCCGTTGGCGATAAATTTGGCGAAAATATTAAATCAATCGTAAGCGGCGGAGGCAGTTTTGATTTTTATGTGGATAGACAGAGCGAAAACCCGGAATCAACGAACGACAATTACGATGTCACGTCATTAATGCAGCTTTTGCTGTTAACAGAAAAAGGATGCAAGGCGCAGGCGCAATTTTATATGATTTTTGGAAGAGAAGATGTGGTGGAACGCCCTGAACTGCTGCCTGGCGACTTGTTTTATGAATGCGACATTTTGATTACTAACAATGCAATTAATACGAGGGCCGACTCATTAATCGTTGGCACCGCCAATTTTGTTACTACAGGCCCAATTCAGCTTAGAATGGGCACATAATCAAGGAAGCATCAGAAGCAAATGTCAGCTATCGTTCTGCCTGGTCAAACTGGTGCGATTAATGATATCAATATTACCCAGGCTAATTTTCGCGATCAAATCGCCGCTATCGCCGTTGCCGCTCGCCGCTATTCTGGTGGTACTGATCAGGGCGTTAGCACCACGTCGCTATATGTAGATCCCGAGATCGGTACTGACGACTGGGAAGCGGGCGTTGCTGACGGCACGGCTGTACCACCTCTGACAAATCAGCAGACCACCGCCGGCTACTCCAAGAGCGCACCTTTCAAAACCCTGCAGCGTGCGCTGATTGAAGCCGCCCGCCTGTCCATCGTTTCAGGCGGCAGTAATGACTTGTATGACCGCGTGGTTATCCGCGTGTCGCCAGGCGAGCACATTATTGATAATGCCCCCGCTGGCGCTGAAACCGTTAGCTCGTGGGGCAGCTCTTTTTCGCCCACTGCTGCAAACCTGCGTGCGTTTAATGGCAGCGGCATTGGCGTGATCCTGCCGCGTGGCGTTTCGATTGTTGGTGAGGATCTGCGGAAGTCAGTCATCCGCCCGAGCACGGTTCCAGCAGCCAATCTCAATCCCTCCACTGCTCGTGGCGCCATCTTTAAGGCCACTGGTGGTAGTTTCTTCTTTAATTTCACCTTCAAGGATGCGATTGGTGTTACCACCTCGCATCACTTGTTGTCAGCGTTTGAATTTTGCGGTGAAGCTGAACTGAACGCCTTCTACGCCAAAGTTGCCACTGCTTTCAACCTAAATCCTGCCGATGCAGAAATCATCAATCCTGGCGAAACACAGATTACCACTGTTTATCCCGACGGCAGCGCAGTTCCCGAAGTTGACTCCACTCGCGGCAGTTCGCCATATGTGTTCAACTGCTCGCTACGTTCCGATTACGGAATGTGCGGCATGTTCCTTGATGGCGACAAGGTAACAGGCTTTAAGAGCATGGTGGTGGCGCAATTCACCAATGTGTCCCTGCAAAAGGATATGAATGCGTGGGAAATTTATAGCTCTGGTAGTTGGAGCGTTCCCGCGAGCTATGCCGCCTATATTGCATCAGATATTAACGATGTGCGTTATCGCATCGGTGGCGATATCAATCACGAGACCGGATGTTATCAAGTTGATTATCGCAGCTTCGGCTTCAAATGTATCAACAATTCAATTCTGCAGGAAGTTAGTTGTTTTGTAATTGGCAATGCGGTTCACCATTGGACCGCAAGTGGCGGTGAATGCACCATCACCAATTCCAACTCAAATTTTGGCCTTACAGCACTGCTGTCTTCTGGCTTCCGTGGTATCGGCACTGATGGCGGCGCCTTTGATCAAGACAGCGGCTTTTTGGCAAAAGCCATCCGGCGTGCGCTTAAAGTACGCACCGATGGCAGCAACATTCGCCAAATCACGATTGGCACTGTTCAAAGTTACAACAGCGGCACTGGTGTACTGACACTTGAAGCCGCTTTCGACCCGAGCGTCACTTTTGGTCGATACGGCTATAGCCTCAAAGAAGACGACTATTTGTGGATTGAAAACCGTAGCCGTGATACAGGTCCGGGCTATGTTCCAGGCGATAAAGACGCTTCTAGCGCTATTGACGTAA